CCTACAAGCGCAAGCCTGGTGAAGAGTACGACTTCCGCGAATTTAAGTCAGCAGAAGTATTTCGTAGGACTTCGACACCGATCAGTAAGATGATCAATAAAGCTAAAGCAATCGTTAAAGCTAAAAGCAACCCTCATTCAAAAGCTATCATCGTTACAGCTCGCGCTGACTTTGATGATAAAGACATGTTTCTTCAGACGTTCCGTGATCATGGACTTCCTATTGATTCGATGCACGTTGAGCGCTCAGGTAATCTAGGAATGGATTCACCTGCTGAAGCTAAGAAAGTAGTGTTTCGTAAATACCTAAATACTAAGAACTACATTAAGACTCGTCTTTATGACGATGCCATGTCTAATCTTAAAGCGTTTCTGGAACTTCAATCTGAATATCCAGACGTTGTATTTGAAGCTTGGTTCGTTAATCATGACGGTTCGGTTAAGAGGATTCGATGAAAAAATTCAGCTCATTCATTAATGAAGCACGTATGACCACCGTAGGTGAGATTACCGCTGCTATTGCTAAGCATAAGAAGGCTGGTGAGATTCTGAATCCTGAGTATCAGGATCTTGGAGGTCAAGCTCGTCGTGTCTTTGGTGGTGATACTAACCATGCTCGTACTGTGATGCTTAAGCATATGCATGCTGGTGATCGTTCCCAAGAATTGTCTGACCTCTACTATGCCTGGCCGAACGATTCATTCGCTAGTCTTAACAAGTCTGCAAAGCTTCTTGCCAAGCTTAAAGATCCTAAGTTTAAAGATGTCGTTGCAGTTAGTAATCAGGTTATTAAGACTTGGGCGCCGATTGCAGCTGATCTAAAGGATCTTAAGGGTAAGGTCGTTAAGGTAACTCAGAAGCGCGCTGAAGCTAAGCAAGCAGCAGCTACTGTTATGGCAGGCAAGAAAGCATCGTCTGCTCCTCTTATCAAGATCTTCGAATCACACATGAACGAATACATCGCAATGGCTGTAAAGCGCGCAAAGGATTTCGTCAACGACAAGCTGGATACACTCAAGAAGCATGGCATGGACCTGGATAAGGTTGCTCCGCCACCTAACTCACGCACAATGGGTGCTTCTGAATATAAGACAGCTCAGGCTAAGCGTGACCTGTATCGTTCTATTACTAAGTCAACTAAGAGCATGCTCAGCAGGGGTGAGCCAGATATCCGTGAACCTAACCAGGTTATGATCGATCGTTATATTGAAATGAATAGACAGGGTGCAGAAGATGCATACCGTAATTTCATGGAGAAGATGATTCAGAAGATCGGTAAGCCTGTTGTGGGTGCTAAGATGACAGGCAACATCTGGACCAACGCGGTGCTGACTGTTACCACTGAAGATAACGAAGAGCAGGTTTGGCACACTCAGATGATTCTGAACTTCTCGAAGTATCAGAAAATGTTTAACCAATTTCCTTCTCGTAGGAAGAAATAACAGTTGCCTTTTTTTCAAAAAGAGGCTATAAGAAGATATGGAAAAAGAAACCTTGAAGAAATTTACTAGTTTTATCAGAGAAATGGCTGAAGAGGGTGAGAAGAAGCTCAAGCATCTTGAGCATGCTGAAGACCATATCATCAACGCTGGTAAAGAAGGTGTTGACCATGCTATGAGCAACCTTCTTGACGTTCACCGCAAGCTCCGTGGCCGTAATAATGATACTAAGATTACGATGAAATATGATGGCTCGCCTTCGGTGGTGTTCGGCCATCACCCCGAAACAGGTAAGTTCTTTGTTGCATCTAAGTCGGCATTCAATAAGAACCCTAAGCTGAATTATACACCAGAAGATATCGACAAGAACCACGGTCACGCACCCGGTCTTGTTGAAAAGCTTAAGCATGCCCTCAAGCATTTCCCTAAGGTAGTTCCACCACGTGGCGTATACCAAGGTGATATTATGCACACTGCTGGTGATGTTCAAGAACATGGCCATAAGGTTTCGTTCACACCTAATACCATTACCTATTCAGCTAAAAAGTCTTCACCTCACGGCAAGGCTGCTTTGGCGTCTAAGATTGGCGTTGCTGTTCATACCGCATATAAGGGTGATAATCTGGAAGATATGGAGGCTCAATATGCGCCTGACCTTTCGCACTTTGGTAATCACAAAGATGTGCATCTGATTTCTTCAGAGCATGAGCTGTCTCAGATTAACTATCACCCAGACCATCAGAAAGCTTTCAATACACATATTAAGGAAGCGCAGCGTCTTGCAAGACAGATTCCTGCTGAAGGTCATGATGCTATTGAACCTCACCGCATACCGCTTAAGACTTATATCAATTCAACTGTACGTGATGGCACCGATCCTTCAGTAGAAGGTTTCATGAAGCATTATCAAAATGCTCACCAGAAGGGTATCGATAAGGTTAAGACTGATAAAGCTAAGCAGGCTAAGACTGTTGAGATGCAACGTGCTATGCAGCATGTGCTTGATAACAAACATCACTTCCATAACATTCTACAGCTTCATAAGACTATGCAAAAGGCTAAGGATGTTCTTACGAATACTCTTTCATCTAATGCTGAGTTTGATCACCACATCGAAGGTAAAAAGGCTAAGCCAGAAGGCTTCGTTGTAGTACGTAATAACCGTCCAACCAAGTTTGTGGATCGTAAAGAGTTCTCAGCTGCTAACTTTAATAGACCTAAACCAGGAGCAGCCGAAAATGGCTAAAGATAAAAAGATCGTAACCGCATTCGGGCGCATGAACCCACCTACTATCGGTCACCAGAAACTAGTAGACGCTGTACTCAATAAAGCTAAAGCTGAAGATGCTGATCATGATATTCGTCTATCGCACTCGCAAGATGCTAAGAAGAATCCTCTCACACAGGATCAAAAGCTTAATCATGCGCGTAAGATGTTTCCGAAGGTTAACTTCTCTGGCTCCTCTAAAGAGCACCCGTCATTTATTCATCATTTGAAGGATCTTCATTCTAAGGGTTACACTCATGTTACTATGGTTGCAGGATCAGATCGTGCAGAGGAGTATCAAAAGCTCGTTGACAAGTATAATAAACCTGATGGTGAGTTTCACTTTAAGTCTATTAAGATTCATTCTGCGGGTCATAGAGACCCTGATGCAGATGGGGCAGAGGGTATGTCAGCGTCTAAGATGAGACAGCACGCCCAAGAAGGCAATTATCATTCGTTTAAAGCAGGTCTTCCTTCCCACGTAACACACTCACATGCACAAGAGCTCTACAATCATGTACGTGGAGGTATGGGTCTTAAAGAATCAACATTGTTAAGATTCAAAAATTGGTTGATGGGATAATATATGCCTAGTTATTATCCAATGGACAACATGTTCCTAAACATTGCTAGAGGTCTTGTCAAGGGCACAACATTTGTTCATAAGTTTGGTGCTGTTCCTTCTTTAAGCACTGCCGCTACCGGTACGGTGTGGGATGTAAACGATACAATATATCCATGGTCTGCCTGGGATACTGCTGGTACTATTACAGTAGATAGAGCTAATGCAGGAGACGCAAACAAACAAGTTACTGTTGTAGGCCTTGATAGCAATTATAACGCACTTCAAGAAACAATTACACTCACAAATGCTACAGAGAACGCATCGACAAACTCCTTTAAAAGAGTTTTTAGAGCTTTTCTAGTAGACGGTACGACTAACCTAGGGCTGATATCAATTAAAAAGGGGGCCACTACTGTAGCCGCCATTACTGCGGGTAAAGGTCAGACACTGATGGCTGTCTATACTGTACCCGCAGGATATACCGGTTTCCTATGTAAGGGAGTTGCAACTGCCCAAGCAGGAGCTGATGCCACAGGTGATATGTTTGTAAGATACTTTGGACAGTCAAGTTTTCGCGTAGGTCATTCCTTTGAAGTGGACGGTGATGGCGGACAATATATGTACGATTTTACTGTTCCGATTCCTATACCCGCTAAATCTGACATCGACGTAAGAGTCACAACACGTTCGAACAACGGTCGATACACAGCAGCGTTCGATTTAATTCTTGTTGAAGATCAGCTGGGTGGAGGGTAATACTCTTATAAATAGCCATGAGGTTAAGGCTAAGGCAAACACCCATTTAAACAGATAAGCCCAAGGGAAACTCTGATGGATAGAATAGTAAATACGCCCCGCGACAACAATGTTTCTTCTCCCAAGCTAGATATGGTTGCTGGAGAAATGGGCGCCTTAGTCTTAACCCGCAGATTTTTATAGGCTTCTCTTAACGAGAGGCTTTTTTTGTGTTCAGAGGAATATATGGACGAGATAGACGAAACAGTTTTAAGCATTCAACAGCGTCAAAAGCGCGCCCAGATCATGAGACGCAATAAGTCCAAGATCGAGAGAGCGCGCGAGATTGCTAAGAAGAAAATGGCTCCAGAAGCTAACATCCGCAAGAGAGCATTTGTACAGGCAAGACAGCTTATTCGCCGTCGTGTTGCTGGTGCAAGAGGCGCGGAGTATGAAAAGCTAGGGCCATCAGAAAAGATCGCAATTGACCGTGCTG